TTAGTCCTACCTGAAGGTCTGAACATCTTAGATAAATCTAAAATAGGAGGTTCACCTGCAGACTCACTGAGCGTATTCTCACTTCTTGAGAATGCAGCTTCTAGGAACTCAACACCTTTCACGGGCACATCCAACTCAGACAAGGATGAGCTACGCGTAGAGTTTCTACGCAGATCACAGGTAGACAGCCAACTTTCGTCCAATAAAGTCAATAAAATCAAGGATCAGATTGATCTAGTCATTAAAGAGGTCGGACGACGCATACTTGAAGAAGTCAAAGAATCTTCATATTCAAAGTCTTCATCACAGTATGCATGCATAAAACGGTTGAAGCAGCATTTTTTAAGAGATGGCATACCTCTAGAATATTTCTCTGCAGAAAATGTGCGTTTTTCCTACCAGTCATCAGTCGGTGACGGAGACCCAGAGCGCAGGATTTTAATTGCGAATGAATTGAAGAACAACCTGCAGTTCATACCGTCAGCTGAACGCAACACTACCCTGATGGAGTGGTACGCTTCACTCACTGGCGACTGGAACAGAGCAGAGCAAATATACGCTGAAGATATCGAGAAGCAGGAAGATCAGGAGGTAAGAGCGCTCAACCGTTCAGCTTCCATGCTAGCGCTAGGACGGCCATACCCAGTGCAGAGCGAAGATGTGCCAGAGCTTCAACTACCTATCATATTCGAGGCTTTACAGAACATGGTTACCGACGCAGTTCAGTCTGGGAGGTTCCCGCCAGAGCGCGTCCGTGGTTTCGTTGCGGTAGGCCAATATGCGACACTTCTAATTAAGAAAATAGAAGAAACTGGAGATCCCGAGATCGCCAATAGAGCATCTCAAACCTTGCAAGCTATATCCACAGAAGCTCAAGAACCGCTCAACAACGCTCAGCAACCAGAGCAAGAGCTGAGCATAGATCAACAGATCAAGATTCGACAGCTAGATCAGCAAGATAACAAGAATCAGGTTCAAGAAGCTATGGCTATACGCAGAGATGCACGTGCAGAGGCCAAACAGGAGTTTGATGTCCAAGCACGCAGCAAGGCGCTAGATCAACAAGATGTGCGTATTCAGATTGAGGCTCTCAACGCCCAACGAGCGCAGCTAGAAACTCAACTGAAGGATTTAGATGATATTACCACATGATGAACACAAGCAAACAACAAGCAGCGTTCGCCGAATCGCTAACACGAAACTTGCAAACGGCTGGACCTGAATATGTGGACGCATTGAACAAATCAGTGCGTCTGCTCAGGAACTCGTTGCAAGAATACGCTGTAGAACTGGGGTGTGACCCGGAAGTCAGCGCACAAGAGAAAGGTCAGTATCTAACCATAGTAGCGTCTATAAAAAACGCTATTGAGGTTTCGATACAGCACCATGAATCCGTATTAAAAACAAAAGCAACATTTAAACCTACCAAAACAAAACGATGAACACAGACGACCCTTTTGCAGCACTAAGCAATGCAGTAGCAGATCAACTAGAACAACCATACGAAGACGCAACCCCCGGTGATGCGACAACGGAATCCACGGACGATGATAGCAGGAAACCTCTCAACAGCGATGATGGCGAAGAAACGACATCACTTGCGAATAGAGAAGCAGAGACTATCATAGAGGATGCAGAAGATTTCTCAGCGGAAGATTTCGATGAGGAATACGACCCGTTCGCAGAGGATGACCCTTTCCAAGCAGATAGTGATTCTGAGGATGATAATGAACTCAGTGAAGAAGAGGACGACGATGATAGTGAACTCAGTGAAGAAGAGGACGATGATAATGAGACTACATCTGAAATAGATCTCGAAGCGGCTTTCGCTGAGATTGACCAGATGAAAGGCAGTAAGCTCAGTAAATTTACTAAGAAGCAGAAAGCCGAAATAATCAGCCTAAAGCAACGCGAAGAGGTGCTTGAAAAACAGCTACAAGATGTCAAGGATGCTAACAAGTCGAGGGTTGAAGAACTGGAGCAAGAAGTTAAAAAAATATCAACGACACGCCCCAACGCCGACATCAACAACAGCGAAGCTTTCAAGAAGGTAGTAGAAGAATGGAAGACATCAGTAGAAGACACCAAACTATCGCTAGCTTCATCTGACTCAATAGAGAATTTCGACAAACATCACAGCCAGTTACGCAATGAGTTTGTAGCAGCCAACAACCTAAACGGCGAAGCCCGCAAGATCGCACTTCAGAAGTTGGATGACAACCTAGATGAAATGTTTGAAGATGATGCGGGAGATGTTAAGTCATGGATGCGTCAAGCTCTCAAAATTGACCGCAGAGCCCACAAGATCAGACAAGATTTCGAAGAGAACTACGTGGTGGAATCTTTGAAACAAGCGAAGACTAGCTACGATTCTGACGTGGAGCATAGTCGGAACGCTATCGAAGCAGCTTTTTCTGACAAACACGCTGTTGATGATCTTGCAACACGCGGCTACATCTTCAATATTTTGCAGGATAATGATGATGCGCGCGAACGTTTCGAGAAGGATATGCCGCTTGTTTTGCAAGTAATCAATGGTGTAACGCCTTACGATGAACAAGATGCTGCCGCTAAAGGTCTGGATGTTAATGACTATTACAAACAGTGGTCAGACCAAAAACAGCGCATCGAAAAAATTCAGAAGAACACGTTACCTGTTTTAGCTATGGAAGGTTACATGATGCGACTGCTAATGCCTCAGCTCAGACAAGAGTTCAAGTCGATGTCTGACGGCAACAGCCCCAAGAAATCACCTAAAAAGAAAACAGCTAGGAGAAGAACATCTACACTGTCCAAAAATAAAAAGCCCATGTCTTACGATGATGAGACAGACGAACTAACGAAGAGTGTCAGCAATGGCCTCCGTGATATGCTCTCGTAATGATGGAGCACTCAGAAGCTTTAAAAATATTGAGTGCGGCACCAGCAGGTGTCGCACCCATATGTCCGTGCGGATGTAAGTCGAGTAACAACCCCGAAGATATTCAGAGGTTGATACTCGAGGGGATACCAGACTACGCGCTTGAGGCTTACGAAAAACATGGGACTTCTCAGATAGAGACTGAACGCCGCATAATACGAAGCGAGAAATACATACGAGAACCGCTATACCACCACATGCGGCACACTATGCTGCTGATGCCTTGGCTAGTGCATGATCCCAACCTAGTAAGATTGACTAGGGATGACATTCGCTGTGAGGACATGGGTCGACGCATTCATAACATGATCGGCCATGCGTCTTCCGGTAAGACAAACTTCACTGTCGTCTACTCCATGAGGATGCTAGATCTATGGCCTGAAGACACACAAGTATTCGTAGCTTCGCCTTTCTTAAACGCTAGTGACTACCTTCTATGGGAGCAGTTCGACCAAGCAGTTGACCTGATGAAGGAGTATAAAACTGCAGATCTTCACAAAACAAAGAACTGCATAACTCTAAATCAAAAAAAGAAAGCAGGTCCCGGAACAATCCGTTTGATTGCTATTGATAAAGTATCCGTGCTCCGAGGCAAGAAAATGCGAAATGATGAAGTAGGACGCTTGGCGGTGGTTATGGATGAGGCCGGTGAGTTCCCCAACGATTCGATATTAAGGATTGTAGCCAACCTGATATCTCAACAAGGCTTCAGAATGAAGACCGGTACCAACTTCACGGATATTCTAGGTTTAGATGGTAAACTGAACACGCCAGAGGATATGAAGTGGACCGATCTTGACAGGGACATTGACTATGAATGGAAAGGGATACGAAACTCTTTCACGACACGATTGAGAGCTATGACCTGCTCAAATGTTCTTTTGGGGGAGGATTATTACCCCTACATGATGAGGAACAGGGCTCATGATGAGCTTTTAAAGTTTGGCAAAGACTCTCCAGACTACCTTTGTCAAGCCGATGCGTTCCCATCAATACATACAAGTAACAGGTTGATTCTGACAGACAGAGACCTCGACGGCACCCAAACGTTTGAAAAAGCCAATTTTGAACAGGACACAGAAGATTTCTTCTATTTAGACCCGTCGTTTACAGAAGGCGGCGATGCATGTTACGGCACACATTTACGTTTTGGTTATGAGAACGGACGTGCCGCTATAGAAGCTATAGCGAAGGTGCAGTTCAAGATCAGCGATAGTTCCACGTGGAACACTCAAACAGTAGGTCTTGCTAAACAGCTCAGGGGGCAGTCTGCGATGACTAAAAAAATCATAAACGGAGATTTGATGAGTCCGTACGACATGTGTGCGATAGAGACAGCCAAATACTGCATGGAACACGGCATAATGTTCCACAATGTAGGTTTTGACGACTCAATGAACGGCGATTTAGCCCTAGCCATGACTTATTTTCTCACAGAAGAGGTGAACAGCTTCTACTATGGGGGTAAGGCCGATAAACATGTAGCTTTCCCGACCAAAATGATAACTCGCAAAGTGGGTGGTGAAGTTAAGCTAGAACCAGCAACCAACAGTGAACTGTACACTAAGAAAGTTTCACAAAACTGGTTCACCGCCGTTGCCATCATAAAGTCAAACTATTTACGCAATGGCGGCGTTGTTCTCGAAGCTATTGAAGATTTAAAATCAAGACTTCGAGGGGATCTTAAAGGTGGCAAAATAGATATTGAGTCTAAAGCAGATTACAAACAAAGGACTAGAGGTGGGTCACCGGATGCTGGCGATTCATTCTGCGGCGGCGTGTGTTTAATAGTTCAGAAGCGGATGAGTCCTCAGATGAACGCTCCTGAGGACTCAAGCATAGAACAGGCTAAAACCGTGTTCAAAACCATAGCTGACAGCCTAGCGTCGTCCAACTTCTCACGTCCACGTCGTTTTAAGAGAACATCTAGGTAATTTTTCTTGACGTATTTTAGGTATTCTGCGATCTTACCTTTGGCTCGTTTAAATGTACGATCTTTCACACAGGCTCTAACCCGCCTAGAAAGATAAAAGCTTAACACATACAACCTAATAAGCGACGGTTTAGTCCGGTGATACCCACGCAGTATCTGTAATGTTGAGCATGGATCAGGTTTAGCACTCTGGTTGTTTAAAAAAGGGTAACTTAATAAACAACACAGAATACTTATGCCTAGATGTAATACCTACGGCGCAGGTTTTTCCAAGCTTTTGAATGACACTAAGCGTCTCATTAGCCGGAAGAGTCGTGACGCCTTCATGAAACGAGACTATGGAATCATGCAACGACTCGGTCGTAAAATGATGGGTGACCGTAACGGTGCCGAACCATTTGAAGAAATCTACCACCTTAACTCCGCAGATCGCGGCGTTATTGAGAATGTCGCCACTGGTGACAAAACAACCGCTACTGAGATCCAACAAGGGCTTAACTGTTTAGGTCAGCTCGTAGACATGGAAACTCAAGGCGGTAACGCCCATGACGCTCTCTGCGGAAGCTCATATAGAGGTAACTTCTCAGTAGGTACAGACCGTTTCTTTCCAAGCTTTTATAAATACGAGTTCCGTATGCCGCCTATTTGTGTGGATGCAATGGACACCTCACCTGACGAAGTAGTTGGCACTATCAACGCCATTTTGAAAGATGGTCCTAAAATGGTTCGCAACAACCTCGACTATCTAATGCAAGATTTGCTCTTGATTCGTGGAACAGGAAACACTTCTATCGCAGAAAACGTTACTTTCGGTAGAGATGTAAATCTTACCAACGGAGAGTTCCCATACGATGCTCAAGGCAACTTTAGCCACAGATTCGTAAAAAGAATCCAGCAAATCGTACAGGCAGATCCAGAGAATCTGAGCAAAAACTTCGTTGTTCGCGGGCCTGAAAGAGATCTCCAAGCAGCAATCGCTTTCGATCAAAGTCTTTACAACATTGACCGCCGCAGTCACGGAAATGAACTCCCTGAAGCATATCGCCTCGAAAGTGGTCAGATGTATGATGGTATTGTCTACATTTTCGAAAAAACACCTGAATATGTAGGTGTTAATGCGGATGTTAATGGCAAGATTACCAGCTATGAACGCCCTCTTGGTTATTACAACCAAGCAGGTAATGTCTATGGTCTTGTAGCACGCGCCAACTACGATCTCTACAGAGGTTGCAGAATCCGTTGTGCTGATGGTGAAGAGCGCGATAAACGCGTCATCATCAAATGGTATCTCGAAGAGTCAGTGTCTTATGTTCCTTTCATGGCAAAACGTCGTGTTAAGACATCAGGTCAAGAAGAGATTAAGAGCAACGTCTACAACGACCCGCACGATTTCAAATCTTATTGGATTAAAGAACATGCTGTTCAAACTCCAGAGAACTGCGTAAATGATCGTGGACAGTATCAACAGATGGGTCTTCGAGTGGTGTTTGGTCTCTATAATCGCCCAGACATTATCGACCACGGTCACATTTTAGCACTACCGTTCAACGACGAGATCATTCTTCAGAACGCTCCATGCCCAGAGACTACTACAGTCCCTGCAACATGCGCTATCGAACCTGCAGATCGCGGAGACGCGCTATCTAATGGATGCGAGCCGTGTGAAGGTTCTGGACCTACTCAACCTGCAGGTCAGGGAGAGAATCCTGACGGCACAAGCTTAGTGGCTGCAAGGCTTCAAGACATCAACGGCGACATCGGGACTGTATCAGTAGCTGATGACGGCACATTGACTGTCGAAATCTTCAACACTACTCCAGATCTGCGTGAAGTGAACTTAGTCATTGCTGCTAACGACGGTGTAGCTGTCAACGGAACAGAATACACGTTTGCAGACACTCCAGTAGTGTTACCTGCAGGCGATGCGACTGCTCAGACTGTGACTATCCCAGTTATCGACCTCCCTGCAGGTTATAACGGAGACTTCACTATCTACGTATCTTCCTCAGATGTAGGTGACTTTAGCGATATCGCTCCAATCACTTATAACATCTCAGCGTTATAATACTCACAAGTTGAACCAGCTTGTGTTCATCACATACGGTAATGCCTCCCAGTCGAAAGGCTGGGAGGTTTAACCTAATAAATACATGTCAACGCTACCCACATCTTTTACAGAACTACCTACGCAACAGCGTACCGAGGTGCTTTATAGACTGCTTGAATGTATAAGAGCAGATCTTTTTTCCGAAATCGACAACATACCTATTCAGATAGGTGTGGCTGGAACCGATGGAACCAATGGAGTCGATGGTGTTGATGGAAACACTATTTTGAGCGGTGCAGGCGCACCCGATGACACTCTAGGCGCATTAGGCGATTTCTACCTAGATAGAACAACTTTCAACCTATACGGTCCAAGAGGAACATCTTCATGGCCTGTAAATTTCACTGGCCTGATAGGCACTCCCGGAAATCCCGGACTAAATGGGCAAGATGGACAGGACGGACAGGATGGCAACACGTTCATTACAAACGTGGGAGCACCAACACCTACTACAGGTGATGACGGTGACTACTACATGGATGCCTTAACAGGTGATCTATATGGACCGAAAACTAACGGTTTATGGGGATCAATTATAGGAAATCTTAGAGGCCCGGCAGGCCAAACAGGCAACGATGGGCAAGAAGGGCAAATAGGCCCAGAAGGCCCTCCCGGACCCACAGGCGATGAAGCTGCCTTAAACGCTTTCATAAACAACACACTTCCGAACGAGTATGTGCAGTATGTAAGCGATACGGCCAAGAACGTCTTAGCCAACACTATACCCGTAGGGCAACATGTTCATTTAACAGACATAGAGCCAAAACTGGGAGGTTTAAGAATGGGCGCCACAGGTTTTGACCAAGGTTACGCGCTTATTAGCGGAAGAACACTGTTCAGCCAGTCAGATATAGCAGGCAGCACCGCTAACAGGGCGGCTTTCACATCAGCTATTTTTAACAACTTAATCATAGAAGGCGGCTCGCTCAGGATATCAAACATTATGATGTCAGGCGGCTACCTTAATAACGCCATAATGGAATGTCCTGACGAAGTTACTTCCATAAATTTCGGCTCACCTATAGGGTTCAACACCGAATCTATTTTTGAGTTAGGGGTTATGCCGTCACTAGTGAGTGTTAATATTGCGAACGTTCAATATGATGAGGTGGGAGACAACTGTTTCACAGATGCTTTGGAAACACTTTCTTTAACCAACACCACATTTGGAGAAGTAGACGTGGAGGATTTAATGTCACAGTTACCTGACAGAACAGGTTTGACGCAAGGAACTCTGAACTTAACAGGTAATGGTGTAGCAGGGCCGATAGATTTATCCACGGCAACAAACAAAAACTGGCAAGTCATAGGACTAGTTTCAATATGATACATTTTGCATGGATTGAGGAACCTATATTCACCCTTATAAATGACGGGTGGTATAGGACTCATGAATGCACTAAAAGCGGTTCCGTAATATACAGCGACGTAAATGGAGACCGTCTAGAAATAAAATTCGACAAAGGGTGGGCTACAGATTTCACATCATCACCTTTGTGGGCTAGATCATTTTTAGCACAGTCTGGACCACATTTACCAGCAGCACTAATACATGACTGGCTCTTAGATAAAGGTTTCGACAGAGATTTTTCTCGCAAGTTGATGTCTTTGCAGTTAAAAGAACTACCAAACGTAAAACCTTTCATACGTAGACGTATGGTATCGTCTGTATGGTTTTACGACAAATTCCTAGAAAAGTCATGAAAATAGCAAGCATATTACTACTAACAGTCTCACTGTTTTCCTGTGCGACTGATCCCGAGACAGGAACACTTCGGGGCGCTATAACTGGTCTACCTTACGAACAAGGTGCAGACGGTATTTATAGACCTCAAGCACCTGATGCCAAAACTATTGAAAAGTTTGCCAAAGCAGCCGGGAAACTTCGCGGTGGTCAATCATTCCGTGAAGTTTTGCTGAACGACATTCAACCAACAAAGTAAAATGGACATCCTTTTAGAAGACGGCACACCTTATGAGTTCTTGGTAACCCAAGGACACCTCTACACTTACGCGGCAACACGTATAAGTGCTGGAGCAACATTCAATATTGAGTTCTTTGATGGTGAAGCTACTGGAACCGAAGACAACATTGCGACAACATCCAATGAACCGGATGGTGTTTGGGTACCTATAGACGACACCAGCAACGGTGCTGACGCATATTCAGCAGGCACTTTTGTAAGCCCTTACACAGGTGTCAGGGCTGTGGTTACAGGGGGCACAGCCAAGTTCAAATTAAAACGCGCATACATAGATTAAGACATGGGCTCAGACGGTTTATCAAATATTTTTCATAACGACGACGGCCAGACACCCGGCGGGCCATCTGGAGGTATAACGCAAGCACAGCTAGATGCTGCTGTAGCGGCTTCTCTTACAGCAGATAAACTGCTCAGAGGCGGCACAGTTGACAGTGTCCTAGATATTCCTCAAGATGCTTGTGGGGGTTCAGTATGGTGGGTCAGAAACGACCCCGGTTCAGGCAGGTACTCCATACCTATAGGTGGAACTTTAGACGATATCGTCAGAGACGATGACTTCGATAACCCAGATCCACCGCCGATAGTAGTGGAGACACCTGATTGGATTATTTATAACGACACAAATATCCTGCTTGAAGACGGAAAGAAATATCGTGTAGACACAAATCTGGTAAGCGAAATAACACTACCTCCAGCAACAGCTATAGTAAACGGTATGGTGTTCACTGACTTAGCAGATACTTTTTGCGATAACACGCTAACCATAAAAAAAGCGTCGCCAATAGATCAGTTTATAGGCGCTGTCGAAGGTACAGAAGAGATAACATTAAGAAAATCCAACACCTATCTACAGATCGTAGGGAATGGCGAGGTTGCAGGTGTTGGTTTTTATGATACGGATGTTCTGACCAGCGATCAGTACACGCGTGAAAGAGTTGGATTCGATGGTAGGTTTACTGTTTTTGGCGATCAAAGACTTTCAGGTTGGGACATAACAAACACGGTAAGAGACCCAACACCTTACTCATCTAACTACGGCACAGGACAAACGCCCAATATAGATTTTAGACAGGAAGGTCTTTACATACCTGCAGGTTCTAAAATTTACGACATTAAATTTTTTGGCTCTTTCACAGGAAATATGAACTCAGAGGCAGAAATAGTGGTTATTCTAAGGAGGGGGGATTATGTGAACGGTGTTGATAACAATGCAGGTCTTACAGACACTATAGTAGGAACAATTTCTAACATACCTAGCGGCAATTTGATGATCGTAAAGAGAAACATTTTCAACAAACCTTTTGAGGTAGAAGATGATTCAATGCTGCTTTTCTTTGCTAGAGGAATAACACCTGCACAGACTAACAACGCTGCATTGTCAGGGCATTTCAGCTGTCTATGTGATCTAAAAACTGACTTCTTATTGAGCACCACTCCTCTAACACCACCGGGAGGTAGCACGCTACCTTTAGATATAGATGTAGTCTACAACACATTCTTCGGAGGTTTCAACGCTACTGCGACAATAACCAATAACACAGGTTCTGTAGTAGACGACTGGCAAGCCATCTTGAGCGGNNNTACATCAATATTTATAGCACCTGACGGGCATGTCTTCTCACCAACAGCTCCCAACCAATCCATACCAGTAGGAGGTTCAGTATCCTTCGGTTTTGGAGGCAACACAGGCGAGGTAGGCGTGAACAACCCTACAGCCATAAGCGAAACAGCTAACACACTATGACACTTCTAATACAAAGGCATTTAAGATCTAGAGGTTATGATGAGAATACCGTCTCAGACATCGACGTGCTAAAAGATTTACCTTTTCAGAACTTTCTAGTGCGGCAAAAGCCTTCTTTGACAGATCAAGGACGTAAGGAGCACCAAGACTACACTGTGGATGATGAAGGTAGGTTCTTAGCTGTCAGGAAAGTTTATACGGATGTAGGGTCTGAAGAAGATGAAGACTTTAAAGTGTCTATAGACATAGAGTTCTACAATTCGGACACAGTTTTCTCTGATGAGGACGGTATGGAAGGAGTCGTAGTAACGCCTCCTACTGTAGGGCTTAGAAAATTAGGTCTATCAGGGAATGTAGTAGATGTGGATGCGTTCTTTGAAAAAAGACGTAGACGCGCCATAAACAGGATGAAATCATCCAGTCGCAGAGTAGGTTTGCGTAGGTATGTAGCTCCAATATTCAGATTCTTCAGAAGAGAGATTGCTGAGTTTATCGAAATAGGTAGCGACAGTTTTATGGAGGCGGCCAACGAGCAGTTTGACGCGGCCACATCCACTAACAATAGAATAAACAGGATACTGAACGAAGTTGTCGAAGACGGCACCGGAGAAACAATTCACGCAAAACTATTAAACTCAATAAGTCAAAATTATGAATAAAAAACTGTTACAATCTAAAAAAGCAAAACAATCATGGATTGGCGCTTTGGTAGTCGCTTCTGTAGGCTTGCTAGGTGACTATTTAGGTGTAGATCCAGACGTGCTATCTACAGTTATATTCGCGATTACTGCAAAATTCGGCGTGGCCATAGGGGGTCAAGCTTTGCAGGATCGCGCTATTGCAGCTGCGGAGGGGCAGAGTTCAGAACCCGACACTGATTTCATAGACGGAGAAGATGAGAACTAAAGAGTTAAAAGCTAAACAGACTCTTAAATGGTTCATTGAAAACAGGTGGGGTGTCGGCTATGCAAGAGCTGAGTGTGAAAAACTCATAAACTACTTGTTGGGCGCTGAAGAAGTTTCGACAGTGGCTTCTAAGAAGTCATCACGTTTCAAGGTCTGGTGTCCTCTAGCCAAAATATCAAACGTAAGGTTGAAGGTCCGAGGTCTATACCCCAAAAAGTATCCCGAAGGCGCAGTAGTGCATTTCACAGCAGGACATCCTGACCAGAAAGGTGTAGATGCTATAGCATATGCTAAAAAAACAGGATATTCGTATTTTTTCATAGATAGCAGCGGTCAGATATTCCAGAACACACCTTTAAGTCACTGGGGTTCGCACGCTGGCGGCTACAGCAACAGAAAAAGTTACTGGCTCAGTAAGTGGGACAAGAAAGGGTGGAAAGGCGTTAGCAAGAACCTTGTAGGTATTGAAATTGCATGCGCGGGCAAGTTAAACAATGGAAAAACCTATTTCGGGCTGACCATACCAAAAGACCAACAGCGCAGCATACCTACAGACAGAGACAACATCCAAGCAGGGACGTATCAAAAGTTTACGTCGAAACAAGAAGAGTCTTTAGTGGCTCTACTTTTGTGGCTTCAACAAAACAACCCGTCTATTTTTAAAATAGAAAATGTTTTAGGTCATGATGAAGTTAGCGGACCTAGAGGTATAGGATGGCACAGAAAGAATGACCCCGGAGGGTCGCTGTCCATGACTATGTCTCAGCTAAGACAAAAGTTAAAAACCATGACCTAAAACAAATGAACGCCGAAACCCTCAAAACCCTCCTTGAGTACTCAGCTCAAGGAGGGCAGACAGCAGTGATCGTCGTATTATCTTTTTGCATCAGATATTTGCTAAATGAAAAAAAGCAGTTGCTGAATACAATAGCTAAGAAGGAGGATCAAATATACGAAATGCGTGGAGAGATAACAGAAGTAGCAACTTCATCTGTCCACGCAGTAAAAAGCATATCCGACAAACTAGAAAATAACAAATGCAACTGGACAGATCATTCATAGAAGTTGCTCAGGATTACTACCGTAAAATGAGTAGTTTCTCTAAAGAGCAGACCATAAAACTACCATCTAAAACATGGGAGGATTTTAAGCTGGGCAATACACACGGTGTTTGGCGGCTCTTAGGTCAGTCTGATGAGAATGCTTTGATCGAATTTAAGAGTGGTGATGAAGTCACTTCAATAGATAAACATTGGCATGACTACACTGAAGTCATAACGATAACTGAAGGTGAGATGCACCTAGAGATGCACCGCGCTACAACAACGTATAAAGCGCACCAGAGCGTGACGATACCTAAAAACATAATTCACTCAGCGGTGTGGGAACCAAACACTAAAGGTTTAATGACGTTTTTAGGGTGTGTAGATGGCCATATAGTGTTCAGAGCCCCTCAGTAATCTACATTTAACGTTTGACTTAAACCTAAAAAACATAAAACTTAATCATGCCAAAAATGCGTATATCACCTGACGACGTAGAGAACTTGCCCGACAAGGACAAGGACGGCTACTACACCGTAGAGGCACGTATCTCGTTTGACGAAGAGACCAACGAGATAATGGTTGAAGAGGTCATGGGTAAAAAATACAAAAAAGAGCGTAAGATGGATGAACGCCCGGCTCTGGAAATTTTGATTGGAAAAGATGACGCCTGATAGTATTCAAGCTATAGAGGACTACCCTCTAGACAAGTTAAACTCTACAGGGTGCCTGTTTGAGCTGGTCAAACTATTCCCTGCAGCTCTACAAGATTTAGAAGCCGCAATACCTGTAGAATACACAGAACTAGAAGATTTGAGATCTCTAGCAGGGCAGTTGGCAGAGTGTAATTTCGGAGCGCAGATGTTTTTCCCGAGATCAACCTTAGCCAACGACATATCCGGCCCTTTCGTAGTCACTGTCACATCACAAGATCAAAGTGGTAATTTACAGCTTCGAACAGCACAGTTTAATGACGCAACAGTGGTCGGGGTGCTAGACCCAACAATAAGCATACAAGTGCCCGCAGATGAGGTAGTTCTACAACTAGAGCTATCCCCTGATAGAACAGACGTTGTAGTTTCCAGAGTTACTGAGAGATGTCAAAATACGTAACAGAACAGCTCAGACAGCAAGTAGCTGTAGTATGTAACGCCGCAGACCCTGAAAAACTGCGTGATTATATTTTAGCGCTTAGGTACACCATACTGCAGAACTACTATTTAACAGCCGAACCGGAAAAATCTGAAGTAGGTAAAGCAGTAACGTATTTAAAAAACATCTACACAGAACTTCTAGAGTGTTGCGGCGGAGACCCCACACCAATAGCTGTATTTCCAAGTTTCTACAGGCAGACAGACGCTTCAGGTCTAGGTTTAGAGACTCAAGAGTTTACAGTTTCAGGTGTAAACATGAGCGATCTTGAAATGAGAATATTTTCGGATTATGACGTTTTCCCTGTAGACGTGACTGATGTCGAAGGGTTTTTCAATTTCAATACCGGTGATTTTTTCAGATTCTCAGACTCTCAAACATACAGCCCTACTCAAACACTGCTTGCACAACCTTACGACATTGATGTAACGCAGGCTTCAAACGGCGAGTTCAGTTTCATGGTGACACCTAACGCAGATTATGGAAACACTGTAAGATTGAGAAGAGTTTGGTTTGAGATAGGTGGTGAAGAATACGAGTTGATACCTCTTACTTACGACAACACTTCACAACCGCCATGTGGAACGCCTAACGGCTCTACAACTGCAAACCCGGGTTTCCCTAATGAACAAGCGTTTACCACAGAAATTGCAGCACCTAACGTAGGTTTTGGAGCACCGTCTTTTGAATCAGACATTCAATATTCACCACTAACTACTTTCGTCAATTCCACCACACAGAGTGTTGGTACAATACAGGAAGCTGAGTTCTTTCCAGAGTTCTTAACTCATAAGTTTTTCCCTGCACAGAACGCAACGTACTCGGATATAGACACTTACTGGGGGCAAGCTATAAGACACAACTTCGACCCGAATGTGTGTAATGCAGTGTCTTCAATATCTCTATTGAGAGATTTCTTTTCTAGCAATTTTAATGCTCCTGCTAACTACGCGGTCGGCTTAGCTAGAACAGACAACGGTTTTTCATTGAATAACAAACTGCTTGTAGGTGTTTCTTTTGAGGATGATATAGTATCATCTTACAGAGTGGGTTCTCAAATATTCGATGTTAGCGATCAAAACATAGAAGTTCCTAGAACAGTTAATGGTTTCGACATCGAGCGATATTCTGTCCTATTTTATAACAACGTTCAGGACGGAACTATTTTTCTAAACTGCGTATATGAAGACGGGTCAGATCCTGCGATGTTTACGTGGGTATCATTCTTTAGCATAACTCTTACAATCGACACTTCTACATTCAATGATGTAGCGATGACACTGTATGCAGATAGTTTTGAACATTTAGATAAGATACGAAACTCCCTGTCGCCAACATCATTCCAACTAGACTATGTCTGACCTAATACCTGAAAAACTTAATAGCGATATTTTAGCGCATATAAAGAATCAACGTTTTAGAAATTCCAAACCTTCTAAAAACGATGACTTCGATTTTTATCAGACAGACATACGGCTGCAACCTTTTACAGAGTTTAGGAGGTTAATTGAGGATTTCTGCAGAGATGAACTCAACATGTCTGACCCACAAATACAAAATCATGTCGCTATAAAAAAATACTCCGAAGGACAGAAAATGGGGTGGCATGTGGATAGGAGAGAGTATGCATCTGAATATTTTACCGTAATAGTAGTGTTCCAGAATGCACAAGAAGGTGGACAGTTTCAGATGGTAGATGAACCTGATATGCAAGCCTCAGACAGAAAAATCATAGCTTTTAACAGCGGCTACCCCAATGCTCACAGATGTGCAGAGGTGGTAAAAGGGATAAAATATTCAGCTAATATTTTCGTTTACGACAGAAACTAATAAATATACTCTACGATAATGAAATCATCAGATTGCGGCTGCGGTAGCCAACCGAACAACCCACCGAAGGATTGCAGCGGAGGCGTGCCTGAAATAAATCAAGAGAATTGTAGCGCCATAGAACATGGTGACACTTGTGAAACACCTTCTCAAGCTTGTGATCCTAAATTCGGGCTCACAGCACCATCTCCAAAACTGCACCTTCTAGGTAAAAGATCAGTATTCTCCAACTGCCTACACCACTTTTTTTCAAAAACAGCAGGTTTCTTAGTCAACAGACCGGGAGGCTTCCAGACGATAACTAATGATCCCGATATTGAACTGCCTCTAGCACAGGAAGTGGCCCGGGATTCTATGGGCCAACCTTTGAGGGATGCGTCCGGTAATTTTGTTTTAGATCAACGGCCCAAATTCAATAAAATATTCGTATCAGGGGTAGAGTCTGAAGGTTGCAGTATTAGCTCTACTAGCTGGAGACATATTAAAGCACCCCAGACAAGCCTACCACTGTATCTGCTATCTCAAGACGGCTATTTCAAATTTGGTGAGCTTAATGAAGGAGGGCTCAAAACATCACAGCTGCCTCTGGAAACTGCACGTGGAAGGATTCTGGTCATTGATGAAGACGACGTGTGCCCGGATGCCAGCGGTCGCAGAACATGGTGTGTCAAAGAATACAAACCAAATCTAATAAACGGCGGTCAGGCGCTGCTCGTTGTAAGCACAGACAACGCCATAAACAAAGGTTTGCTCACACCAGTAACCACAGGCCCACAGACTAACGGCATAATACGTGTTCGAGATGGGAAGATTGTAGTGTCAGATGAAAGTCTGGACGCGGGATTGCAGTTTGTAGGACCGGATGGCGAACTTATTTTTGCCAATTATGATGGACTATCTCAAGGCGATTGTGCTCTTCTTAAAGTAGATATTGGACCTAACGGTTCAGCGACAGCATCGTTCAGGCGTATGAGTGACATTCTGAACGCTTTCAGCCCTATCGGCGTGCCTCAACCTTACCTGTTTTCAAACCTACCATCTAATGATTATCTGTTTTTGAACGGTCAAGTATTCAATGTTAATGACTACCCTGCATTCTCTTCAGGACTTGCAGCTGCAGGTCTTCCTGCCAATATAGCTCCAGATTTCAGGGGTAGGGTTGCTGTAGGCAGAGACAACATCGGAGGTTCTGCTTCCGCAGGTGTTCTAAGTGCAGTAGGTGGAGGGGCAGAGTTGACTCTAGGAGGTGTCTTAGGTCAAGCACAGGTCACATTGACAGAAGCACAAATACCAGAGCATGAACATGAATATTTGAGAGACGTAATACCGAGATCAGGCGGTCGTCTAGGCGGTGACGCAGATCCAAACGGTGCTACATTTCCTGTTGATGAGATGGCAAATACCGAATCTGTAGGCTCTGGTGAACCACATACCAATATTCAACCGAGTATCACTGTAAACTGGATCGTAAAAGCACGATGAAAACGCTCGTCCCTACAGATACAATACAGTGTTACAGAGACATTTTCGTAGCAAACACTTTTTCACACACTCTATGCGACGAGGTTGTTGAAGCTTATGACAAGAACTCCGGTCTCGTCTATGAATCAGGGTATGGCATAGAGAACAGATTAGATAAATCACATGTAGACTGCCAAGCAATAAACTTCCATAAAAACGAGGCACTAAAACCTCTGGCAGGAAGAGTCGGCAAGGAGTTTATTAAGTTTTTAAATGGTATAATCGAACAATTCCCTGACTATGGGAAAGGTTTAGAACAGTGCATCCGAGGAGGGGAAGACGTACGCGTCAAGAGATATCGTGAAGGTGTCGGCCATTTTGATTGGCATACAGACAACAGCTCACAGGGTCTATCTAAGCGATCCATATCAATACTGGCGTATTTCAACACACCCGAAGAAGGGGGGGAGACACAGTTCAAGATACAAGACTGCGAGGTCAAACCTGAAAAAGGTACGATAGTAGCATTCCCCCCAAACTGGACCCACCCTCACAGATCTAAGCTTGTTACTAAAGGGAACAAATATTCCTGTAACATATTTCTCCACATGTAATGGAATCATTCCCGCTCATAAGCTTTCCATCGCGCGGAATGCGTTTGGATATAGATTCGTCATCCATACCGGGTGATGCTTACGGAGAAGCTGTGAATGTCAGAATTGACAACGAGCAGCTTAAACAACGTTACGGTGTTCGATGTGTGCCTCTGACATCAGATGAGGAAGGTTTAGTCGAAGAGTTCCAACAGCTCAACTGGCAAGGCGGCGTATCATACACACCATCTCAAGGGCAGAGCGCTATCCAGTTTGCGTCTAAAGGTAATTTCATTGTATGCTCTGCAGGGGGTAGAAAGTTTAGCATAGAAATATCAGGACAAGGCAGCTCTGTAAAAGGGGTTTTAACTGAAGTGACAGGCCCCTTACAGCAAGCTCCAGACGTGCATCAAGTGTGGCTAGCCCAAGTTGAAAACTACGTTGTTGCAGGCGACGACTTTTCACAAACGTGGATATGGGATGGTGTCAACGAAGCTTTTGCATCTGCAGGTTCGGAAACCCCAGACCGTAACGATGCACAGGTACCCAATTTTAGCAGGCTGCCTGCGTATACTCAAGGTCGTCTAGCTATGGTATCCACAGCGAACGGGCTGGAAATCGGAGACATAATTCATGGGAGAGATTTGTCTAACTCAAATGACATAATAAGATTTACGGAGCAGACTTACTGGGCTGAGGGACAGCGTTTCGTCATGCCCACTGAAGCAGGATCTATCCTAGCCACGTACACGCTGCCTATTATCGGAGACGTGAACGGGCAAGGCGATTTCATCGTAGATTGTGAAAAGCAATGCTTCTCAATTAAAACATACGTATTCCCCAGAAGAGAGTGGGGCACAGGTTCTGTGAGGATGGTGGAGTCGGTATCTTCAGATGGAGGTGCGAGAGGACAGTTTGCTTTTGACGTGTTTAACAACGACGCTCTTAGAAGAACGTCCAAAGGTATTGAGTCTTTGACATTTAGCAGCACAGGCGGCGAACTAGTAAATAAACCACAAGAACGTCTGTCTTTCCCTATAGATGACTTTCTCAAATATGACTATGCGCCTAGATTAAGACATTGTTCATTGAAGTTTATACGTCGTCAGGATAAGATATTCTGCACTGTCAGACCTACAGTTTACAGAGATCATTGGTATCATAGAGGTTTTGTCAGTTACAATTATGAATACAGGATTTGGGAGTCTATAAACACCATGCCCAAAGCTTACAAAGACATCAAACAGTTCATAAACATGGAGTTGGCAGGCGAACAGCGAAGTTTTTGCATTGTTGGGGGTGATGGAAAAAACATACAGCTAATAGAGTTTGACGATACTCTAAGCACAGATCTACTACCTGATGGTTCGGAATCACGTATTCAAAGTCAAATACAGACTAGGGAGTTCTATGACAATCACGAGAACATGCTCGAACTAGACAATATGGTTTTGAATTTTGACGGTGTGTCTGGTAAAGTAGATTATGAAGTGTATTTTCAACCTGTAGAACGTCGAGGGACTTGGACTCTATGGCGTGAAGACTGCTTCGATCATGACAGGTGTTCTGCTCCCGCAGTTAAACGTGTAAAGCTAGGAAGTTTTCCGGGTCTGGAAAGTGCTGACAACATTATTAAGAACTCTAGATCTTACAGATTTTTGATAAAATGGCGTGGCATAGCCAACCTGAGATTTGGCATTATTGATGTTGATGTGGCGTCGGGGAAAGGTGATAATGACCCTATGACTGAAACGTGCGAGAAAACATACGACCCTTACGATTTTAACTACGACACTTTCGAATATTCAAAACTATGAACAATTCAGAGAATACAAACAGCTCAGATCAAGTATCTGTGAGGGTTATACCCGGAGGATGCGTCACTGAAAAGATGGCTGCCGACCTAGAGTCCAGCATCATAGTAGAGATAAACTCGAATGTTCAAGGCACTGGGTCATTGAACGTTTTATCTACAGCGGCGATACAGCAGGTTATTAACACCCTTGTAAGAAACGGCGACTTCCAAGATACTATAGCCAACATCTTAGTGACTTCGCAGGTGTTGAGCGCGGCTATAGAAACTTTAACAAACGAGGCTTTTGCAGAAAACGTTGAATGCATATCCAACGTGACTGCTCCGGTCAACAGCGTCAGGCAAGCAACGTACGTTTTTGAAAATGATCCTGAACCTTTCATAGTCCAGCCAATATTCGGGTTAGGCGCTTTAACTGGGGGCGGCGATCTAAGCGAGTTTTTTCAAGTAAACGCTACGGCTAACTCTGTTACCTACCAATTTCCCAATGCAAATGTTGGTGGTTCAGTAACAGCCACTCTCATAAAAATCCGCTGCTCCAACACATAATGTCAGCCGAAAAAAACACCACAACTCTAAGAAAAGCTATGGGGTATGTCGCATCTGCTACAGGCATATCGTCTGAAAAAGAGCAGATGCAGATAGTGAACGACATAAGAGCGTATCTCTTCTCCAAACAGATAGACTTGCAGCTGGATCTCTGCACACCTTTTTGCGTCAAGATAGACTGTTTTAGTAAGCATTGCCCGACTAGATGCGGAAAAACGTTTTACGGTTTTAGACTGCCCAGCCAGTTTTTGTCGATAACAGCTGCCTACATATACGACTACCCTATGTCAGTTCAGTCTCACTGGCGTATGCCGCATGACGGCATTGTTAAAGATGAACACCAAGTGCGTTCTAGAGTAATCGACAGGCGTTTCAGTCCTTTTCAGAGAGACCCATCCCATGATTGGGACGGCAGACTCACGTTCGCAGGATCTGCGTACAACTCCGGCCAAGTAATTCTAGAAGGTTATGATCTTGAAGACAGACCTTTGAAGAAGTCATACAGCATGACAGAGACCTTCACCACATCAGACGCTTTCTCGCACATAGACTCGTTACATTTTAGCGAACCTCTCAAAGGGGATTTGCAGGTCAGAGACTGTAAAGGGCGAGAGCTGGCAGTGTACCACAAATGCGAAGAATCCCCATCGTTTAGAACTTTTGAGTATGTAGGATACATCCCATGCGCCAAAAACGGTGTGGTAGTGTACCCTGTGCGGAGATATGAAGAACTCTTCGATTTGCGAGAAATAGTGGAGTACGACAACCCTTTTGTATGGAAGAATCTAGCCATATTCACGCATCTGAATAGTAAACTAGGTGCCGACGGGAACGACAGAGCTAACGAGAGTAAACATTTAGGACTGGCTCTAGACATGATATCCTCCCAACAACGTGTCGAGAACAACGAAGCGACTTCTACATATATTCGACGAAAACGCTTGAAATCAGGGAAACTCCGCAATAAACATCGTTACTGATATGTATTACCATGTATGTGATGAATTTCTGCCTGATGCCGATGAGGTGAGAAAAAAAATATTAAGCGCTCCTTTTAAAGGTGTCGAATTTCAAGGACATTTCTACAAAGGGATTGAGGCAGATAGAGGTCTTGTCCCTAAAGAGTTAATCGAGAGAGCTATAGGGCAACCAGTCAAAGTAAACTACTCGTTTTTCAGACTGTCAAAACCGGGAGAAGAAACTCCTGCGTCAGTCCACGCAGATATAACGATGGGCAGCAGTTACGCTGCAGTTCTGTATTTAACACCTGAAGGTGATGGAGGCACAGCTTTTTGGAGACATCTCTCGACAAACACTCAAGGGATAAGCGCCAAAGTGTTCAGAGCAGTTCGTAATGGTGATGACGTGTCTGAACATGCCGACTATCTAAACACTCTCCATAAAGACTCGAACGATGAAGAGAAGTGGAGTATGCAATCAATGTTAAAATTTGAATACAACAGGTTTGTAAGCTATCCAGCTAACTATTTCCATTCTAGGTATCCGTTTAAATCAGATTCTTTCGGCAAATCTAAAAGTGCCGCGAGACTTATATGGGTTGCATTTTATGATATCGTTAAATAAGAGCATCAGCCTACTCGAGGAAGGCGAGTATGCCAAAGTAACCCATCTTGCACGAGGTTTTTGTAGCAATGAAGCGTCGTTCTTAGGTTTTAATGGGGCGCATTTTAAATCTCAATGTAACGCGCTTCATTCTGCAGGCATGTTGAGGTGTTTAGTTCTTAAAAACAACGACAAACTCACAGGTATGCTGGCTTTTATGATAGCACCTACACTGGTGAACACTGATGTTGTAGCCACTGAACTCGCTTGGTACGTGCTGCCCGAACATCGCGGAGACAGAAAATCCTTGTATTTGCTTGATAAATATTTAGAAATAGCTTTAGAAGAGGGGTGTAAATATGCTACGATGGTTCATCTCCAAGATAGTATGCCAGAAGCCCTTAAAAAACTTTATGAAAAAAAAGGCTTCGTCCTCCTAGAACAGCAATACGTAAAATATTTTTAAATGGCAGCAGTAACCGCAGCAGTAGCAGTAGGCGCAGGCGCAGCAGCAAGTAGCGTCGCAAGCTCTCGTGCGGCGAACAAAGGTCGCAGATCTCAACTCAGAGGGTTGTCACGTGCTGAAGCGGCGCGAGAGGAGCTGGTTGAAGATGTCCTTGCAGGTAATTTCCGTGCCAGAGAAGCGACTGATGACCTTGAAGCCTTCGAAGGGTTTGGTTTAGAAGATGTTTTCGGCACACGTGTTGATGAGATAGATACTCTTGAGAGTCAACGCAGAGCATTGTCAAACGCTGTAAACGTACAATCTGATCTGGATAGGTTCTTAAGAGATCAACAATTCAACAATACAGACAGGAACATAGCACGTGCAGCTCGCATAGATCCTAACTTCAGCGATAATCTGGGAACACTATCGAATCAAGCAAGAGCGCTACTTCGTGGAGAGCTGCCTCAAGATGTTTTAGACGAAAGAATACGCGACAGAGCGCAGATATCTGCAGGTACAGGAGTGGCAGGCACTGCCAGAGAGGCAACTTTACGTGATTTAGGTCTAGACTCTCTAGATGCCATCAATCGTGGAGCGAGTTTATTCCAGCAAGCCAATGATATCCGTGAACAGGTAGACCCTATAAGCGGTCGTCTCAACACTAGAGACTTTTTCATAGACCCTACAAGGCAGATAGGTATTGATGACCGCAATTCACAGGTTCGCGCTACGTTCGATCCTGCAGCCAACCAGATCTTCGGTATCGACCTTCAAGGCCGCACTCAAACAGAGATTGCTAAAGGAAATGTCCAACCTAGACAGAGTGTGGGTCTTAACGCTTTTGGTAGCGCAGCATCAGGGGTTGGCGGTTTTCTAACAGGGGGTCTGGGTAACGGGTTCTTCAGTTCAGGCGGGGGAGGGTTCGGTTTCGGAGCAGCACCTTCCACAATCAACACTCGATCATCTAAATAAATGCAAGTCCCTTTCTTCTCCCCAGTAGATGCACTTTCCCGAGGCATTCAGAACGCTGCTACTCTGACAGGGGCCATAAATGCATCCAGAAACATCACTTTTGCAGAAGCTCGCGCAAACGCAAACGATCAGAGGAGTGCTTTTGATGTAGGCCTTAAGGTGGCAAACTCTATAGGCGCAGCTCAAGAACGTGAGAGAAAACAACAGAATACGGAGGCAGAGTTGGGTCTTCGAAGAGATAGGTTGGAGCTGGATATTTTAAAAGCTCAACAGTCTCAGCAAGGTAGACAGTCTACACAGAGAAGTAGAGATCTGCGCGACAGGATAGCTGCAGGGAATTTCAACAATAAACAGCGTGATAGACAGAGAGCCTCAAATGCCTCAAACGCAACTGACGACGCTTTCTCAGACAGTTTTAGTTCAGGATCTTTTGTGCCTCCGCTGCCTGAAAACGGACGGGGAACTACTGATAGTGATGGGGTTACACGTCTTGATGACATCCCGGGAGTAGACGCATCTACAGGCTTTTTTGTAGGTCAAGGTGTATTACCCGGTCAATCAGAGCCTGTTATAGGTAGTGATGAGTTTGGCCCTGAAGGTTCAATCATACGGCAACAGATAATTGCAGACGACACGGCGAAACGCGAAGCTCTAGTAGGTCAGTCTTCGAGCATATCAAGTGCTTTGGATGAGATAGACAAAGCGTTGTCAGTGCCCGGCATAGACCAGAAAGACCCTAGAGTCGTAGAAGCTCGAAGACGCAGAAATGCCCTAACAAAACAGCAATCAGACATCATAACAGGAATATCTGATATTGATAATAATCTTAGTAATAGCAGACTTCGTGATCGTGTGAATGACTCGTTAGGAAAACAATTAGGTGTAGAACGTAAACAGCAGATCATAAATAAACCAAGCTCTTCACAGCAGAAATCTAATGATAATGCAGAAGAGCAGAGCGAGAGATTTGCTAAACTCGACAATATACGTAAAAAGCTGCAGGATACTAAGCTGGAAGACGGCACACCTGCGTTGGATAGGGGCATCTCTACTGAAGATTTCATACAAGCTGCCTCTCAAGATGATATGGTAAAAGCTTTCCGAGACAATGTGAATACTAGGAACCCTTCTGATAAGAAAAAGCGAGAGAAGCTGTTAAACGAGGCAGAAGAAGCCAAGAGTTTAGCAAAATCGTTTTCAGATAATGTTGTCAAAAAACCAACACAGCAACCAGACTCTGTGCAGACAGACTCTGTGCAGACAGAATCTGCACCATCAAAAACTTCTTTGCAAATAGATGAAGTTTTTAATACGTTAGGTCTATGAATTTCGACGATCTTATTGCTGATCCACGCTATGAAGGTTTGGACGCTGAGCAGCGAGAGAACGCTATAAAATCGTTTGCAGAGTTACAGGTTCGCGACTCTGGATTTGATGACCAGACCAATGAACGGATACGTTCTGCAGCACCTATAGCCGCTAGAAGAGAACGTTTGCGGTTTGACATAGAGCATGAAAATGATTCTAATGCAGGTTTTGCGCAGCAACAGTTGGATATTGTAGACCGCACTGTTGAGAATATAAAAACTAACCGTTTGGAAGGTGATGATTTAAAAAACGCAGTGTCAACGTCTTTAGTAGAGCAGGCTAACATAGAGAGGCAGAAAGTCGCTAGAGATGAGAAGTTCCGTCGAGGGGCTAACGTGGCACGTTTGATAGCTGAAGAGGTCGAGACAGAGACACCGTCAGAAGGTAGCAGTTTCAACAGAGCTGTGAGAACAGGTGTGGGCGCTTTTAAACGTAAGGTCAGAGAAACTCAGTTAGGGGAAGGTTCCAATGACATAATAAAAAACAAGGCCAGAGAAACACTGGACCGCATGGGCTTCTCAGTACAAGAACGTCTAGATCTTGTGAGAGATCAACGTGCTCAACTAAACTCAGACAAACTAGAACCTGTCCGCAGAAGTACTAATGGCGACGTAATTCTTGGAGATAGAGCTTTTTATTTGAGCGACGAAAATTTGGATTTAGAGTTTAATCAGCAAGGCATTAGCAGGTCTGTAGCTGCTCGAACTAAAAAACAGGTAGCAACAGTGAGACCCAGACTGTTGAAAGATCTGTACGATAATTTGCAGAAGACAGATACCGGTTCTGGAGTTTTGGGTCAGGACTTCAAACGTCTTTATGCAGACACTATGTTTGGTGACGATGAAGATAAAAAGAAACGTTTTATAGAAGGCAGCTTACTCCAAACTGTAGAGGAGGATCAGGCCGCAGCGCAGAAGGTTGTAGATGCTATGCAGCAGGACAGCTCAAAGCTAGACAAAGCTTTAAACCCTGCGCTTGCACGCGTGCAAAGCATCATATCTGGCAGCTTTCGGCTCGCAGGTGATGAAGGGAATGCAGACGCTTTTGCCGCCCGTAGCAGAGTCTCTCAGTTAAAATCTTCATTTAATACAGCCCCTCAAATCTTGGGAGATGTTGGGGGGTTAATTCCTGATGTTGCAGCTCAAGTTGTTGTAGGTAAGTTTTTAGGTCCAAACGCTAACGTAGCGTTGAGGACAGCTTCACAGTCGGCCACTGCAGGGTTGCCGCAGTTCGTAACAACCTACGCCGACGCTAAAGAGCAAGGGTTGGATGAACAGGAGAGTTTGTTGTTGGGCTTCAAAGCTGGAGGCATAACCGCTCTGGTAACAGCTTTAGGCGCTGGTAGCGGTGTCGAACGTGTGGGTGCAGGCATTACACGTGAGGCTGCTAAAGCATCTTTCAGAGGTTTCTTAAAAGAAACAGGTGAAGGGTTTTCTAAGGAAGCTCTTGAAGAGTTTTCTGATGAAGCTATTAACGCATATTTTGTCAGCACTCAACTACATCCTGATCTAACCCCTGAAGAGCACGCAGAAAACGCTCTATATGCAGGATTTCTAGGCGGACTGTTCGGTGGAGGGACTGCAGGTGTACAGACAGCATCCGCAGTTGCTACGGATAGGATATCAGCGGCTGATAGAAAAACAAACAATGTAGTCGATGAAAATATTGAGACTACCGAAACTGAAAAACGTAGTGATGATAATACACAGCTTGAACAAGGAGTCATCCCCGAACAGGGAACGGTTGAAGAAAATACAGAGGAAGAAACTGAAGAGTCTGAAAACTCGGAGGACGCAGCAGCAGAAGAAAGTGCAGATGCTGAGCTTTCTGAGGAATCCGATGCTACGGAAAGTGAGTCTGCGATAGAGCGGGCTGACGAGGTAAGAACTGATAACCAACCATCTAATGAAGATATTGAAGAGAGCAATGTCGAAGACCCACAGTTTGATTCTGAAGGTGTTCGTGTTAGGCCGGATGAGACCACGATTGTTGATGAGTCATCAGAAACTGATGTATCTGAACAAACGTCAGACAGTGTTGATGATGAATCGACAGATGGTAATGATTCACAAGAAGAGGCTGATTCTGTGGAGTCGGAACGGCTGGCTAGATCTGAGACTTTAACATTTCCTTTCAAATTATCAAACGATCTACAGACCGTGGAGGATGTAGATGCTGAACTAGATGCAGTGTCTAGAGATTTTGCTGCTGATGTCGGCAGCCAAACTTTGAACGCTGCTAGAATAAACCGTCTTCGCCAAAGAAGAGTAGAATTAGAAAATGCGCCCACTGAAACACAGCAGACACAGACCTCTTCGGAGCAACAAGGTTCAACAGGATCTGTCGAAGAAAGCGTTGAGGTCAACGACGATTCAAGAGTTGACCAAGCTAGAGATAACCAAGAAGAATCTGAAACTGATGGAGCACCTACGCAAAATGAAGGGCTGACGACACCTGCAGAAGTTTCTGAAGATGCAGAGATCCCGAGAGTGAACATAAACCGCAATGTGGGCAGTAAAACTCCTGTGTCAGCGGAACACAACACGGGTATACGCAATGCTATTCTTGAACAGATACCGGGCAATACACGTCCTAACACAGAAGCGGAGATATCAACCTTCATAGAAGACGTTGTATCTAGTAATTTCTCCGAGGTAGACACTTTCACAGGTTTGGAAGTTGACAGGTCAGACCCTAAATTTAGAGAGGGTGTTGAAAGACGTGTGCTCACATCCATTGTAACAGCTAAAAACAAAAACAAGAGTCAGCTAACACCTGAATTTGTAACAGGTGTTCTCGACGGTTTGAAAACCAAGAACGGTAATGTGAAAAAGAACATTATCGACGCAGGCATAAACAATGTAAAAACGAAAGTAGTAACATCAGGAGCTGTAAGCATTGAAGAGAACCCAGCGGTGCAGAAAGAAGTATCGCAAGGTAGTTTAGACTCAGACGCTGCGGAGCAACTTTTCAATCTAGCAGCTAACCTAGACGACCCAAAAGCGGAGCAATTCATTCAAGATGTTGTAGATGGTTTTGTGGATCTGGACAGTCTCACAAATGCTGAACAAATTCTTTTAGAACGCATACGGAACGCTCCTAGATTTGCGGAGAAAAGACGGAGCACTGCTTCGCGCAATATTTATGTAGGCAGTAACGAGACAAAGTTTAGCTCTTCAGAAACTCTCATAAGCCCTGAATCGTTCCAGAGATTGCAGGAAGTCCTCGATGTGCCTTTGGAACAGGTAGTCCCAAAGAACAAACCTTTAAAACAGTTTACCGATCTTGCGAAGAATGCTTTTGGCGCTCCAGTAGTGTTCGTAAACTCATCGTCTTCACTCAACCCTCTAAACGCCGATGGGTTGCTGCATGAAGGTGTTGTTTACATAGACATCCGCTCACAGAGACCTTTCGAAACAGTCATAGGACATGAAGCAGGTCACCATTTCAAGAATGCGTCACCTGAACTGTACGCCGAATTTCAAGATTTTTTGATAAATGACAACAGTGATTTTTACAAAAACTATATTGCTGCCAGAGGTATTGATAAAGCTTATCCGACAGAGGAATTGCAGTTCGATGAATTTACAAACGACATAATAGGCTCGTTCGTAACTGACGTAAACAACATGAAACGTCTGGAGTCAGTCATGACTCGACGTAATAAAAATCTTTTTGATAAGTTCATGAACTGGATTTCAGGAACTTTAAGAAACTTCCTTTTCGATATAGGGGGTTTCGTAACTAAGCGTTACAGTTCAGCAACGCGGCATAGGGATGCGCGAAGAACTGAAGAACTGAAGAACTTTCACAAACTCAATAACAGCCTAGACTCAGCACGTAGACTTTTCGATGTGCTATCTCAGTGGAAGATGAGTCCTACACGGATAGTAAAACCTAGATCAGCAGATCCCGCTAGAAACACTCAGATCCAATGGTCTAGAAAACGCCGAGAAGATTTAGGGTCTGAACTTACTGAAGATCAGATAGGTATGTTAGAAGGTTTTAGCTTCGAGCAAGCTAACGACTATATTTTTGGCGATGAATCTTTCTTCAGCAAACACGTCAAGCTGACAGATAATGTTATAGATAGTGTTAGAGACATCATTGAAAAAAGACTTTCACAGTCCAAGCTTTCGGTGAAAAAGCCAACAGAAAAAAACCTTGTCAGGTTAATCAGATCACTCGCAGATAACGGTTCTGACATATCAGATCTGGAAGTCAGTGGAGTTCTCGGCGACATCATAAGCGACGTTGAGAAACGCTATCAAACACAGGAAGTTTTTGAAGACGCAAGACTGCCGCTGACAGTGGCTACTATAGGTGTAGTTAATAATATAATAGCTGAAGGCATTGACACTTTACAGACTCAGAGAAAACTAGCTGCCGCTAATAGGGTGTCTGCAGCGTTCGATGCTGCCAAAGGATCTATACAAACAGCAAACCTTGGCAGAGCAAGCAATTTAGCATCTTTAGCAGGGCAAATGTTGAACGTTTTGAGTCGATCCAAGAGCAGCAAAGATTTCGAACTTTTTATGGTTCGAGGTTCTGCAGCACGTAAAAAACTAGACGAAGCGTTTGACAGTCAAGAATCGTTCTTCGAACATTACAGTGCAGTTCGTAGGGAGGCTGCAAACAAGTTTGTTCAGAGTGTGAAATCTTTTGCGTCTACTCAAAACTTAGAAGAGCGCAAACAGATTTTTGACGCTCTTAAGAGTTTAACAAAGTCTGTTCTGAGAAATGCTGGTAAAGAGATACGCTTTTCTAAAAAACGTGCTGGAGCTGAAGACTTACAGACTCTGGCAGAACGTTTCTTCGAAGACGGCATAGAATCACCTACATTTTTTGAAGACACTCTACGTCTGACCGAGCTTGCCACTGAAGTAGCAGACACTCAGTCTAGAGAACTTGGTAGTGATATACGTAAAGTCAGAAAACGTGCAGCTAAATCTTCTGTGGAAGAAGGCGACACATCGGCCTCTAAAAACACCATCGACAAGTTCTTGTTGGGGATCTTTAACCGACAACAGAACACTCGTAATCGAAGAGAACGCAAAACTTTTCAACAAGTAATTTTCGATGGGCGTGACTTAGTTAGAGACCTAGACGCTAAAAAAGTATCTAAAGATGATATAGACCGCGTAGCCGCAGACGCTATCAACAGTCTGGTGGATAATGAGATTCTCAAGACTGCTGATAGAGATCTTATTGAAGCTGTGATATTTAACGATGCTGCTAAGAAAAAATCGTCTGTAGATAACGAAGTCGAAAAAGCAGTTGCTAAAAAAGCTCTTCAAGAGCAGAGGCAGATCGAAGATGTTAAAGACTTTGTTGGCGGGCTAGGCGAGGTTCGCGTAACACGTGAGTCTCAAAAAACATGGCGTGGTCAAACTCGGGATATCATACGTGTAGCGACACGCTCATCTAACGCATCACTTTCTAAAATAGGTAGTGTGATAGATTCTGCCAGAGATAGCCTGCTAGCACTGGACGTGTTTAGTGACGCTCAAATAGATAAAGTTGCTTCTTACATAGAAGATGTTCTTGCAGACAAAATATCAACGTCTAACGATCGCAATATTGATAAGCTGAAGAAAGCTCTACTATCCAGCAACCCTGCGATATCACGCCTGCAACAGATAGGGGCTGTAGACACTGATTTCTTCACTGATTTCAAAGGCGATACAACACCTTGGTCTGGTCTGAGTCAGCAAGCTAAAGAGGGGCGGGTGGCCGATATCTACAAACTAACAGATAAAGACCTTAAAGATGCTGTTGCAGATATAGACTCTTTCATACAACAGGATGACTTTGTGTCTGAAGCGGAATCACTATTTGAGTTCAGCAAAAAACCTAAAAGTAAAAAACAGCAAATTGCAAAAGTTATTTTTGATAGGTTGCAAAACGACCCGACTTTCTTTGCTACAGATACTGTAGGTAAGTTTGAGATCCTTAAAGAGTATGTGCAAGACACAGAAGCTTTTGAAGGTGACATAGACTCTATAGTAGCATCTTTAATTCCTGATTTTAACAGGAAGTTTGAAGAGCTTGCTAGACAGGACATTGCAGATCTAGCATTGCAGTTGAAGAACGGTTCTAGTATAGAGTCTGACACTTTCAGGAATGTCATACGCAAAGGCTTGCTCGATAGCAGTCAGGATGTGGGGTTGTCACTGGCTAACGAGCTTGACGGTTTCAACATAACTCCAGAGCTTACCGCTAGACTTGAAAAGATACAGAGTGACCTCATAGAGATTGAACAGCGCGGGCAGCGCGGCGATCGTGAGTGGCAGCGGTTACACAATGAAGCGGTCAGGGAGTTTCGACGCAATACGGACATATCGCCGTCAACACGTTCTGTAATCATCTCGGCGTTCAAAGCATCTCTATATTCTGGCATAGGAACATCTTCACTGAGTTTGGTTGCGTCTATAACGTCTGTCACTGGAGATGTTGTGGCTGGAGTTACTAGGGATATTTTTAACGGTATAAAAAACGCTGACCCTCAAACTTTTGGATCTACCATTTCAGGTTTCGTAGAAGGTGTTCGGGCTGGCGTAGATGCAGCTATATCAGATCTGTCGCGCGGAACAGCCCCTAACGAGGTTATACGTATTGACCAGCAAGACGTTAATGCCATAAACGCCAGCGTCAGTCCTCTACTGCTGAAACGGGATCAGGCCATAAACAGTTTAAGAAACAGAGCAGCTAAAAAGCCTAGCCTAACTAACTACGCCAAGATGGCAAAGGACGTTCTAGACATTTTCGTGTCTTCACAGAACTACGTGTTTAGTTTCATTACTGCTATGGATACGATCTCTAACGAAGCGATCATATCAATGACTAAGCGTGCTGAGTTAGAGCATCAAGTGCAGGACAACAACTTGACGCGTGTAGAGTTTAGGCAACTGATGAGCGACGTGAAGAAGGATGTAGAGAATCATTTTCACGACTACATTGATGCAGGCTACTCAGTGTTCGATGCTAGATCTTACGCGCGTGAACGTGCTGATGCTGACTTGTATGAGAAACTTTTGGGTGATGGTGATTTAGATGCCGCATCAATATGGACTGGAGCTGAAAACAGGGCCAGAGGTATCACAGGCAACCACCAAGAAGTAGCTGGCGGCTTTTCATTCTTGCTAGATAAGCTGGATAAAGTTTTAGGTATTAACGATCCTAACCAGTCTCTCACACAGCAAACGTTTCAGGTTGTGTCTTCAATGATAATGCCTGCTAGACGTATCGTAGGTAATGTCACCGACAGATTCTTATTCAGCATGCCTTTAGTGAATATCGGTTTGAACGCAGCTGTTGCTAGAAGAGCCCGTGAAGCTCAAGGTTTGACCGATCAAGACGCTATAAAAGATGTCATGGGTTGGACGTATCTACTTGCAGGCCAAGACTTCCAACGTCGCCAACTTCGTCAAAACATGTATTTCACAAATGCCCTGACTGCAGGGTTGATTGCTGCAGTATTAGGGCAGGCCGGTAAAGACGACGAAGACAAACCGTTCTTTGTCACTGCCGGATATCCTGATGATAAGAAATCGCAAAAACGTTTCCGTGAGAATAACCTGAAAACCCACTCTATCTATCTAAACACTCCTGCAGGACGCTTGCAGTTGAGCTACGGACGGGGTGTGTTTCAGCTATTCTCTCCAGTGTTCATGACAGTAGCCCGTTACGAAGATGTCGCTGAGAACCGCGCATCGTCTCTGGAAGCAGCGAACGGTCTAATGGGGGATGTGACATCTATGGGTTTGAGCTGGCTAATATCTGCAGCAAAGACTGTTGAGATTTTTGATAGTGGCGATGATAAGAATATCGTTAAACAATCCCTGTTCAGGACTACTGCGCTTGCTCCTTACGCAGGTTTGAGTCGTAACGTCACCAAAGCGTTACACCCTTACAAACTGAGACCTCAGAGCACCGCTGACGCTTTCTACGCCTCAGTGCCTCAGCTGAGTGCCTTAATGGCTGTTCAAGAGAAGACTGGGCGCAAGACAGCTCTTAGCGAGATTCCCGTAACTTTAGACCGTTGGGGTAACAAAGTTCAATACTCTCCCGAAGAGATTCTAGGTTTGCCGTGGAACGTCACAAAAACCATGACAGAGACTCCTGCCAAATTCAGGGAGTTAAAAGAAGTGGAGAAGAACACAGGTTACATATTCAACGCTTACCAGTTTGGAAACTTTGAACGTTTCGTTTTGAATAAACTGTCTGAAGATAAGCTTTCAAATCTGCGAAATAAATACGGTGTCGATAACAACATAGACCTGTTTGCGGCTTATGGTAATTTCAGAGCTACTACGATCAACAAATTCTTCGCACAGAATAAGAGCAGTTATCAGAAAGAGCTTGAAGATGCCAGAGAGATAACTCGGCAGGGTATAAGGAACAGCGACACTCCTGAAGTTCAAGAGAGTATCAACAGAATACACAATAAGATTCAGAGCATTAAAGACAAAGCCACTAGGAACATAAATAAGAAGTTCATTGAAGGCGGTTAAGAGGCTAGCATGCGATGAGTAATATTATTTTCGGTAGTCTTGTAATAGTTTAAGTGCCAGTTTGAGACCTGAAGCTTCTTGAAATTTATGTCTCAGAACCTCCACCATGATCTCGTCGATAGAATCTTTAGTTACGAGTCTGTAAACATCAGTTTCATAGTCTTGGCCTTTTCTTGCCAATCGAGCGTTGTACTGTGTAAATTTTAAATATGAATAGTTTAGAGAGAACCATATAATAGTGTGGCCTCCCTGCTGTAGGTTAAGCCCTTCTGCTATAGATTGGAATTGAGAAACCCATATAGGTATCTCCCCACGATTCCATGAATCAATATCTTTCTCGTTGAACAGTCTAGCTTCGGGAATTGCTTTTAATATAGCTTCGCGCTCATGAACATAGCTGGTAGCGATGAGAACGTTTTTACCTTTGAGCTTCTTAAGGAGTTTTTTGAGCGCTTGAATTTTTGAGTCGTCTAAAAACACTGCGTTTTTTTCATCATCGTAAATATTGCCAGATGCCATCTGTCGAAACTTGCCTATCAACACAGCAGCAGTTGTCGCGGAAACTGCTTCACCGTTTCCAACTTCCACATAAAACTCTTTCTCCAACTCTTTGTACAGCTTTCTTGTTCTATCAGGCATGACCACCTCGACCTCGTGGTATGTTATGGGAGGCACGTCCGACCAATCCTCGGCCCTCAACGTTATAGCTATACTATCCAGCTTGTCTTCAATCTCTTTTAGAAGCTCTTCATCCCTAACAACCCATTTGAAACCGCGACCGTCAGGGTTGTAGAGATATTTCTTTCTGAAATAGGTCACCCTTTTATCAAACAACTCCCCTGAGTCGATAAGCCTTACAGGTGCAAAGACATCAGCATAACCGTTTGCAATCAGCGTGCCTGTCATACCCAATCTGTAGGTGAATTTCTTATTAACTTTTCTGAACTTATTTATGCGTTTAGACGCGGGATCTTTCGCATGATGGACTTCATCCCAAACAACCATGTCGAAAGGCAATCTCTGGTTTAGATACAGAAACTTCTCACACAGTCTAGGTAGCAGGTCATAGTTAATCACGTAAATATCTGCAGTGTCCTGCTCCATAGCCCGCCACCCTTCAGCAGTTCTTAAATTGGCCACCTTAAGGTGTTTACAAAAATCCCATTTCGCTATTTCGGAAGGCCATGTGTATTTGGCCACACGTAAAGGTGCTACTACAAGCACACCTCTAATATCGCCACGTAAGAATCTCTGGTTTATAACCCATAAAGTCGCTACAGTTTTCCCCAGACCGGGGTCTGCGTTTATAATACTTCGATCTATGGACATGCAGAAATCATGTATCATCTGCTGGTATGGTTCAGGAGAATATATCATCTAGTAATTTGAAACCTTTTTCTGGAGCATCCACCCATTCGGCGCGGAAGCCCATGTCGTTTAACTCCTGTAACTGCACTAGCTGTAGTTTGCGAGGTTTTGCTTTGGGCCTTTTTATTTCTAAAAATAACACCACACCTTCCCGCATGAATAGTCTGTCAGGCTTACCCCTGTCACCATCACCGTTAAGCTTATACGTTTTTATGCCGCGAGATTTTGCATACTGCACAATGCGGCGTTCTACTTCTTTTTCTAACATCACCACTCGACTATTTCAATCTTTGAAAAAAGTGTGTTGAACGTGCGAACAGTGAAATCTTTAGATCTTAAATACTCTCTAAAAATGCTAAAGTTAAAAACTTCACCCTTAAAAAGCTTTTTCAAATGCCTATGTTTGAAAAACGCATTTCTAAACCCCCTACTCCTATCTGCTATGACATGGTCGACGTGGTCAAACACATCTTTATAATCCCCGTTTTTAATGCTTTCTTCCAAATGTTTCACACCTATATCGTTTGCTTCTCTTGCTGTTATCATGATGTTACCAATTTACATATATCCACTCTAAACCATCCTCGTCATAACACTCTCCGCCCAAAGTAAAACCTGCTTCGGTAATTACCTCTTCGACTATGCTCATGTCAAAGTAACGACCTGTAAAAAATACCCTCAACGCATTCGATTCAAAGGCAGCAGATCTACACACTTTTGAGGTTTGAGATATCTTGCTGTGTATGTGGTCGAAGACCTCATCATAGTCGCCGCTCTCGACGCTCTTGAGTCTCTCCTTCTTATAATTTTCTAAGGCTTCTTTTGCTGTTATCATAATATTACCAAGATACGTTTATGACGAAACCTGTATCGCCGTTTGTTTCTACGTGAAAACCGTTGCTTTTTAAGTGATCTACCACGATAAGATGGTCGAAAACACCAGCCTCACATAGTCCGGCCAACGTTTTGCACTCAAAACACGTCGATCTCCCGTATTCTGATCTCTTTGATATAACATCGCTGATGTGGTCAATAACATCTTTGTAATAACCTCTTTCGAGGCTTTCAGTTCTGTTTTTACGATATGTGTCTGCGGCTTGTTCTGCTGTAATCATAGGTATTAGTGTTTTATTTCTGCATGTTATACACACGCTCTCCAGTTCTTCACGAGGGACGTGAGTGTAGTATTCGACCCCTGAAGGTCTGAAAAAATTTGGATGTTCAAAGTTATGGCATTTCTTACATAGTATGGCATCTAAGTTATCTATAATCGCATCAGGTATTGTGAACTGCACAACTCCAGCAGTGTGTACCTTAACACCGTCTTTTAAGAAAAACACTTCACATCTCAAAGCCTCATTACCTCCCATATTCTTTAATACCAGTGCCAGCTGCCGCTCAGTCAAGGTAGCCATCTCTCTAACAATAGCATCGTAGGTGCCGCGCTTCTCTTTCGCACTACCCTCTATAGGGGGTGATGTTGTTTCATACGACAAAGGGCGTTTTGATACAAACGACACTTTCAACAAAAGCTGGTCGTGAACATCCACGTCTAACGTCTTGAATATTTCTGTTAAATCTTCTTTATAGTTTTTCATTTATCATTTTTTCTAGTTCATTTTTACTTACTTGGAGACCGTTATAGTTCTCCGGTTTTCGCATCTCGCTTCTGGCAACTTCTACTACTCTACACGTCTTACCTTCATCAAAGTCACTGCCTAAACATGCATAGAAATGTTTATCTCTGTAGAAGATTATTGTCGGATCATGGTAGACCCGAGTTCTGTTCACTATTGTAACACCTTTGAAAAAATCAGGTGGTAGGTTTGTCAAGAAAGTCTTCACTATAATATGCGTATTTTCTCAGTTGTGTCTGCGGGCTCTGCTTGATTTTTTATGAAAAATTCTGCGTGAGCTGTGACAGCATGCCCTGCTTTGAGATGTTCTAAGCTCTCAAAGACATGTTCTAAAATAACATCTAGATCGAAATGGGCATGTGATGTGTAAGCCTTGTGTTCTAGCTCCCGAAAACCAGAACATTCATCAATTACTATTTTAATCAAAAAATGTTTTTCAGGATCTAAAACTTTACGTATGAGATCCTCGAACTTTTGGTATTTAAAGTGTGTCTCATCAATAGTTTTTTTCAAATCCTCAACACTAACCTCCAACTTATCTGAATCTACCAATTTGTAAATCTCTCTACGAGATGTTGGTTTTAAAACAGGCATGTTTTTCTGGTATAACGCGCTTTCGTTACACCGGTAAAAATTACCGTATTTATAGAAAGTTATTACAGGGTCCATGAACCCTCCGCTGTTGTGTATTATTTTTATAGTATCTATGAAATCTGTCATTTTATGAATGTGTTGTATTTACGAATGCGAAACCCTTTACATACGAAAAACTTCTTAAACAATATATCGTCATGGTGTGTATCGAGCCCGATACGGGCGGCTGTTCTAACAGTTAAAGCCCAGAAACCTTTCTGCCTAAACTGTCTCTCCAGTATGACGATTTTATCTTTCCTATCCTGTGTCAGGAAAGGGTTTACTAAATTACCTCTTCTATTAAAAAATATTTTCATTAGTCTTTACTGTAACGTTTTACTCTACCACCTGTCGAGGCTAGAGGAAAGTCTTCTCCTAACCATTCGGGTTTGTGGCAGAATGCTTTCTGCAAACCTTTGCTGTCACCGTCTTCACAAAGTATCTGGTCATGTACTAGCGCTATAGGTTCGAATCCTTGATTGATAGCTTTAAGACATCCCGAAAGGATGATATCTGCTGCAATAGCTTGAACTGTTGTTTGAAACAAATCCCCTCCGTAAGTGGCTTTCCTATTCCCAGCAACTCCGCTATAGTTTATGTATCGAATGCTGTCAGATTCAAAGTGTGTGACTTTCCCAGTCACTAGATGCACATATTTCTGCTGAACGCGAGTGATTGTCGGTTGAGCGTAGTAAACTTTGCGTCCTGATGGTAGGGATATTTCCATATATGGAAATGGCACATCTTCAGTTATGACCTCCATAAATATTGGGACAGCAACATCTACTTTAACTTTGACGTTTGGTTTTAGTATCGCTCTTTTGGCGCTTTCTGCGTAGGCTCTCCACGCTTCAGGGAACTCGCAATACTCAGACCTGAACATGTCCGTAGCTTGCTGGGCTACTTCTTTATCAATAGGTTGCCCCCATGCAGCGCAAGTCTGCCAAAGCTTCCTAGCGGATGACTGGAACAGAGAACTTAAAGCAGCCACTTTACCAACAAAACGCTCATCTTTAGTTATGTCTTCAACAGGCTTTCCAAAGATTGTAGACGCGATCATTTTGTATAGATCAATGTCGTTTCTGAAAAGCTCTAACTGTTCTTCCTGACCGACAATCCAAGCACCTACGCGAAGCTCAATGTTGGAGTAGTCGTAGTCTAGCAACATTCTATCGTCAGTGTATTCAACGAAATTGCGAAGGATTGACGCTGTAAACTCCTGTGGGCTGGCTGAGAACAGGTATTCTGCATCCTGTGCTTTGAAATCTTTGTCTGCTTTGAAACATTCGTAGCCTAACTCTGCGTTCTCAATAGTCGGCCTTCTGAGATTCTGCATATTGACCCCTAGTGAAGCCCAGCGACCAGTCCTCCTAGCGCCCCAGAAGGAGAACTCACCACGTAAACGGTCATCGCTAGACATGCGGCGTTCAATAGTTTTTAGTTTAGACACTGAAGAGTAAGCGAGAATCTCGTACATCTCCAAAGCTTTCAAGCCTAAGGGTGTCATAGCACTTCGATCTGCTAGACCTCTAGGGTTCGCTCCTAGAGATTTCTGATCGTAACCTTGTTCAGGAAACCACTTCAAAAGTTTCACGGTTTGGGTTCGTTTCAATCCTGTCAAATTTTTAAACTCATCTTCCAAGGAACCTCCTTCGTTCTCTACGAAATCAATAGCTCTATTCAAAGGTTCGCGGTTTATAGGAATGCCTTGCTTATTTATTTTTATGGTAGCTCTCAAACCTGCCATTTCAGTCTCTGAAAAGTGGAAGTGTTTGAGTTTTTTTGCTATCTGCCGTTCAGCCTCAACATCGGCCTCACAGTATTTAACAAACATACCCCAAAGCTCTCTGTAGGAACGTTTAACACCATCTACGGTTCTCTCACCTTCACTGTCAGGCCCATAGTAAGAACCATCATTGTTCTGATTGGAGAATGTACGAATGAGCGATTGACCAATAGCCTGCTTTTCAACAGATGTTTTTAAACATTTAGACGCGCCAGCAAGAGAGTGTGGTATGGTAGCTTTCCGACACAAGGCTGCAGAGCATGCCATCTGTTCAATCTTAGGCGACGTTAGGAAATCACAAGCGTCAAGCATTGCGTATTCGAAGTCTACGTTGTGAGCTTCGATAGTCCAACCTTCAGCTACGGCAGTCTCATATAAATCTATAGCAACGTTATGTTCTTCTGCTATAGACCACGAGTACACGGGGCCATCGTTCCTAGCACATGCCAGTATCACTATCTCGGCTATCTCAGAGTAGCGATATGCGCCAATATCCACTACAGATATTGGCGCTCTGGTTTCAAGATCCAGATATAATGTGTGCATTATAGTTCTGGAGCTTCGTCTTCTACGTCAGGCATGTCATCTACAGTCTCAACACGTCCAATAGGATCGCCTTTGCGAACAAACTGAACTACTGACATCTTACAGTTAATCTGATTACCATAAGTGTCGTAAGTATAAGGCTGTATTTTGATATTAACGTAGTCACCGCTTTCAGGGTCGCCATAATCACCTTGGCTTACAGGCTCTTTCTTGCCGTTAATGACTTGAAGAATTTGAGACTCAGCCGATGAACAGCTAATATACATCTTACCTTCAAAGTCATCACCACCCTTTAAGTCACCATCCCGCAAAAAACATTTGTCATCTGCAAGTTTTTTAACACCTAGTATTTTAAGCCCTTCAGCCACGATACCTTTTAGATACTCAATCTGCTTTTTATCTTCTACGATGAAGAGCGCTGATTTTCTAGGGTTGCCGCCTTTGAAAGATTTAGGCTCATGAAGCACGGGGTATGCTACGCGAACGTTTGTCAATACTTTGGTGTCGAAGTTATGTGTTTTGTTACTCATTTCTATTTTCTATTATATGTTTTATATTGCATAGTTTATAGGTCACCTATGCTTGGACCTTTCCATCTAGGAAATTGGTTCGCTTGGCTGGATTTTTACCAGACACCCTGTAAACAGGATTTCCTGAGTAGCTTCAAAAGTTGCAGAGGCCATCCTGCTAAATTTGCTCGCTCGTTTAACTCAAAGCGCATTTTTTATATGGTAGGCATATCTTCTAGGAAGTCAAGTTCAGGTCTAGCATCATCTGAAGCTACTAAAATTTGCTTGGCTTCTGGTCTGAAAACCACGCCTTCAGTTTCTGCTTCTTCCATTGTTGAGTCGCCTAAGATTTTCTTGGTTTGTGTTGGAGTTATTACGGTTTTCTTGAACATGTTTTCTTCTAACACATTCATACGTTTCATGAACTCTATCGCTTCTTCTTCAGTCCGCCAACTCAGATTACCTCTACGACCTTTGGCATATTTAAGACCTTCAGGCATATCACCTGAAGACGCTAAAGCGTTTAGTGACTCACCAATATTCGACAAAAGTTTTGTTATGTCTTTGCTGCGTTTGAACAGTTTGACCTGATCTTCAATACCGAGTATTTTGTGCAGGTCTGGTTCTGGATCTGCAGGCATACCTTTTAAAGCTTCGGCGTTCCTCACGTAGCACGCCCCATGCTTTGCAGCAGGACACCATCTACACGCTGATTCTGAAGGCGCAAACTTTAGACCTATACCGGAATCAATAGTTTCTGCAGCTCTCCTCAGAGGTTCACAGAATAGTGTAAGCTCTTCCACAGTCAATACCCACGGCTCGCAGTCTCCGCTCATGCGTGGTTGCACTGCTGCGATATCCACCACAGTATCTTTATTGATATCCAGCAAATCCATCGTAGCCTCCACAAAGGACAGAGCGTAGATAGCTAGCTGCTTATTCTCCACGCTGTTTACCCTCACATGTTTTCCGAATTTTAAATCGCGAATGTAGAGCGTGTTCTTTGACGGGCAGAAAGAGTTGAAGTCTACAGTCCCGGTTTCTGTTGGGCTGTAGAACAGAGGCACTTGAGCTTCTACTATTGTTATGCTGTCATCTTCGACTAGATCATAGCACTCGTTTACATAAGGCTCTATACCTTCAGATATCTCACTAGGAAACGTGGGTAGCTCACCCCATTGTTTCTTGTGATATATCAACTGTTCTAAGATTATCTGAGATGCTGTGTGTGCTCGCGTCCCTTCCTTTGCTGCAGCACCTGCTGATTTTTTAAGATCATGCAGGCGGCAATACGCCATAGCGGCAGTGCATTCAGACCACCTAGAAGCGTCTGAAGGACTCTTACTAGCATGTGTCGATGAGGAACCTGTCTCGTCAACAGCATCTAACTCTTCTAATGTGTATTCTTTAACCATAGACTATGTTTCCCATCAATTTTTCAAAAGTCTTCAACTCTTCAATGTTCAGATCTTTCAATTTTTTATTTTCATCACCCCCAGCTGCTTTAGTTCTAGCTTTAAACACTGTGCCTTTAGGCACTCCTTTAGTGGTGGCTAGCGCGTTCAACTCTAAAATGCTGCGCTCCAAATCTTCAGCTTTCGGCTCTTCAGCTTTCGGCTCTTCAGCTTTCGGCTCTT